ACAGTACGATCTTTGCTTCTCTCAAAGCACTTGTGGGTCACTGAAGGCCATCGGGTAGCTCTGTAAGACTTGTTCTCCAGTATGCCTTTAACATCAAAGCAGAAAACAAGAGACTCCTCTGGGAACACTACTAAGTAAAAAGAGTGCTCAGGGCTGTACACCGTGTCTAGTGGACCGTTGTGGTTAGCAATGATCTCAATTAGCTCTGTCTTTACGTTCAGACTCAGGTCGGATAGGGGTAGAGACTTTTCTGTCTTTGTGCGCCCTAAACTCCTGAGTCCTGATTCAGACATAAACAGTACGTCAGTACCAATGTGTTGTACTGTGTTTCGGTCTATACACCCCAATCCGGCAATAGTATCGGATAGAGCCATGTTTGCTGGGCTACTGGCCCCTCCGTAAACTAGGATACTGTGAGTACCAAAGATTACTAGCATATCGTTGTGTGCCGCGATAGCCACGATCTCATCAAACCCATCAGGCCAAGCCTTAGATATATCTATTGATCCGCTAGACCCGCCTGTGAAGCTTGTACCCATGAGTAGATCAGACCAGTACACCGTCTGTCGATTACTGGAGTTATCAGCAACCCATAGTCTACCGTAGGCAGGCAGTACTTCGTTACACTTCAGCTTGTCATCAGTGGCTTCACCGTTTGCTTGCGTGAACGTACGTAGCCCGTTGTCGTGACTGTACACCAAGGGATCGTGTCCCCTCTGGAAAAAGTAAGCCTCGTCGTTAAAGTTTACCATCTTCCAGTTGTTAGCGTTAACAGTGTAACCTGTCGGAGTAACGTCAGCCAGCACGGAGCTACCAGACATAATCTTGAGGTTTCCGGCACTAAATACTTCACTGTTACCTGAGTCATCGTAGAAGTAGTGTAGGCGGTGAACGTGGTCATCCCCTAGTTCTGTGTTATCCGTTGTCAGTGGGTAAACGCCCCTACGTGACGCAATTCTACCTCGCTTATCAATCACAGCGTTATCAGCAACATCAGCAAAAGACGGGTCCTGCGCTATAGGGGAGTCTTCTGTGTTGACACCCTTGAACGCGGGAGCGACTAAGTTAATACTCTGTAGAGGTTGAGACATTCACTAGCCCCCTTAAGGAGTGTACCAGATGGTTTCTTCGGGGTGTCTAGCGACATCTAGAGCGATCGCGTCCCCTAAATACCTGTCAGCCATTGCGTAGTACTCCGCAGTAGAAGTACCTCCCGTTTCTCCCCTCTCCCTCGCCAGAAGTGCTACTGCCGTGTGGATAACAGGTTGGCTAGGCAAGATGAGCTTATCGTTGTCCTCTATTAGCTCAGGAGAATGTACGATTCCCTTAAACTCTAAGTTGTACACACCGTCAGGCACAGGGTAAACCTGAACCTCTACGTCACCGTCTTCGTCTAAGGCATCGTAAGTGTACGTATAGGGAGACCCCTCTACCTGCGTCTCAGCCAAGAACAAGCTGTTAAACCAACGTTGTGTCTGATACATCATGCGGCTTCTTGATGTTAGGTTCATGGCGTCCATCTCTTTAAACTTACTGGTGGACCCATCTAAAGAATATACGTGTTGTCCTGCGACGGTAGGCACTACTACAGACTTACGGAGTGCTGACCAGTCCCACGCAACTTCCACGAGGTTCTTAGCATCGTTTACGTAGTCCCCTGCCATAGCACTATAGGTATTCTCGCCAACTCGGGATACTTCATCTTCCCTGAGTCGCCGGAGAACTTGATTTACTACGTTTAAATAGTTCATAGTCTTCTCTTACCTGTCATCATGCCGCCCATAACATCGACAGCCAAAGCTGAATTGAGTGCCTTAACGTAATCCACTCGGGGCGAGGACTGAATAGGGGCAGGGGGTGCTACGTTCATACTAGGCAACGCCTGTACACCCGCGCTATAAGAGCCGCCTAAACTTCCTAAACTTCCTGAACCCATCATACCCGAGGAGGTAGTAATTGACGTAGTATCGTCAGAGGTAGTGTCTTCAGTGGTAACCTCTCCAGCCGTAGTGTCGCTAGAAGTAGTGTCGCTAGAAGTAGTGTCACTAGACCCAGAGTTGTTATCATTAGAAGAACTAGACCCTCCCCCGTTATTTTTTTCGTTTATTGCTGCATTTTTTCTCGCAGTACACGCATCGTACTCCTCCTGAGTAACAGCAGTCCCATCAAACTGAGGAGATCCTACGGGCTGACACTTCTGCGTTGCGGGATCGTTCCTTGTATTGACCCACCCCACTTGCCCCAACCAAATCCAGTCACCCTCTTGCCCAGTCTCGGGGTTATGAGTATATTTAACGTACTCACCAAGCTTATTTGGACCGCGCTGTATGTACGTTGTGTTGGGGGAGTAAAGCCCGTGGCGATTTCTTGATAACTCCTCAGTCTTTGTGACTGTCTCCCACTCGCCCGCATCCTCATTCCATTCTTCGTAGCTGTAAGTTCCGTACTTTTTAGGCGTAACATCTAGCCAACCGGGGGCACCAGACCCACTTAAAAACTGATACACCCCTCTCTGACCTGTCTCTGGGTTAATGTCGTATTTACGCCCCGGCTCGCCCTGCCAGTACCCGTTCTCGTTTTGGGTAAGACCGGCTACATTACTCAGGTCACCGCCATACTGCTGATCTAGCCACCATGAGCTAAATTGCTTTTGTTGCTGTGGGTTAAGGCCGGTACTGTCTGTCGGCGCTCCCGGTACTATCCAACCTGTCATAGCTTATATCCTCATCAATACTTTTATGACGGTAATCCGCCGCCACCACTAGCGTTCTGCTTTTTCCGGAACTGCCTAGTAATAAACGCATTAAGTTGTCCTGCGGCGTCTATGGAGCCACCCTGTGCTATCATAGGTGTAAGCATAGGGCTGTTGTAAGACACTCCTACAGGGTCTGTCCCTGTTCCTCCACCACCATTACCAAGACTAGGGAATGACGGGGTGTCGAAGTCTAAATCCACATCTAAATCTACGTCTACATCGGGACTGTCTACGTTAATGTCTACACACTTACGTAATTCAGTGTTGTACTCTTGCCCTGCATCACAGTTTATCTCTGGAACCTTACAGTATTTATCCCAATTTATTTGCCCAAAGCCATATTCTTCTGGTCTGGGCTCAGAGCAAAGATCAGGCAAGTCCACAGATACGTTTGGGGTTTCTACAGAAATTTTTACACACTTTTGTCCAACTAAGTCGAAACCTTCTATACACTCAATAACATCAGGAATACATTCGTTTAAACTTGTGTTTTTAATGTACGTTTGTTGTCCATTAGGCACAGGCGTAGGCTCACAAGTAAGCTCGGGAACTCCGCCAGTACCACCAACATTAGGACCGTTAACCTTAGGGAGACACTGTCGTAACTCAGTATTCCACTCTTCATCTACCGTACAACCAAATTCATCTATGTCTACAGATATATTACCCTTGGGAAGACACTGGAGTAACTCAGTATTCCACTCTTCATCTACCGTACAACCAAATTCATCTATGTCTACGTCAGGGCCGGGACCGAGGTCTATGTCTTTACACAGGCCGGGAAACTCTGGAAACTGCTCACAGAAGTCGTAATCTAACTCAGGGAACGCTGACCCAAGATCAAGGTCGGGAAGCCCCGGAAGAATAAAGTCTAAGTCTCCTCCGGCTTGAAAGTATCCTCCTAACATCTTCAGCAAATCTACTTTACTTACTCCGCCATCGATGGCTCCCTGAATAGCAGTTTCAACAAAGGGGAACAGGGCATCTGTGGGTATGAAAGAGTCTCCCTCACGGAACCAGTTTTCTACGTCAGCACCATCACCAAAAGTATTAGTCAGGAAACCTTTTATCCTAGCTTCACTCCACCCACCAACAGCGTTAATAGCGATGCCTTCTAGGTCTTCTCCTGTAACTGTCCCAGATATAACACCCTGTACAATACCTGAGGCCTCGTTAAACGGTATACCTAAAAGATTAGATAATCCCTGTACTTTTTCTATCATCCACTGAGAGTTAGACCCAAGCTGATTACCAGCGGCATCTACCCATCCACCGTACGCCCCCGGAGTTGCGGCAGTTAACTCATCAAAGTACCCACCTATGCCACCTAGAACACCCGCTGTAACTACGGCTGTAGGATCAATTTTACCGTTAATAACACCTTGAGAAAGAGTAGATCCAACGGCTCCTGATGCGGCTCCGCCAGTAAAGCCACCACCAAATACGGGACCAAGAGCGCCTGCTGTCATAGCTCCGATGGCAACAGACATAATCATGTCGCCTACGGGAATAGAATCGTCTACCTTAAAAGTTTTGGTAAAACTTGAGCCGTTCCATTCAAATATGTCGCCGTCAGGGTTCTGAAAACTAGTACTGATGCCGTACTGGCTTACGAGTGCATCAAACTCATCTGGGTTATCGTTACGATTTAATCCCTGCTGGCTCAGAGTAGAGGATTCTTTGATGAAATTAAACCAAGTGTCAACGTCTAAATTAGGGTTAGCCTCCTTAAAGTAGCCCATGCCCTCGTCGGCTTCCCAGTAACCCTTAATCTCTTCCTCTGTGCGCCACGTACCGAACTGAGAATCTAATCTACCGTTATCGTCTAACTCGTAGTAATTTCCTCTAGCATCGCCTAACTCAAGGGGCTGGTGGAAAAAGTACACAGGAGTATCGTAGTCAGGTACGGTCTGCCACCCACTAGGAGTGTAGAAAGGATTAGTGCGGTACATATTACCGTCTTCACCTTCTATTACAGTATCTGGCTTGGTATCCGTGATTGCGCTTAAGTCAATCCCGTTTACACTACTTTGATTAAAGGAACCTAAGTTTAAGTTAGGGTCTATGCAGGAATCTAGTGCTTCGTTGTACACTGATCCTTCAGGACAGTCAGACGTACTCTGCTCCTGCTCTGCCGCCATAGTAGAGTCAGTAAACGTCTCTTCTTGAGTAGTGTCTTGAAAAATGTCAAACTCGTACACTACTTCTTCTCCTCCTCGGCTTCCATAGGCTGTGCAGTCTCTTCAAAAAACTCTGCTGGGGTTAACTCTCCGTAGTCTCCATTTGGAACCTGAATGAATTTGCCATTACTTATTACTCCCGGAACGGTCCTC